TCCCACCCTCTCCGCCATACGCTAGGGCAACGTACAATCCCCGGAAACAAACGTTTCCACGGGGGAATATGCTGTACGGCTACGCCCGGGTCTCGACGCAAGAACAAGAGACCCACGCTCAAACCGACGCATTGGCGAAAGCCGGCGTCGGTTTTATTTTTGCCGAAAAACGCAGCGGTGGAAGCATGAGCCAAAGGCCGCAGCTTGAAGCCCTGCTGCAGCAGCTCAGCCCAGGCGATACAGTCGTCGTCTACAAGCTCGACCGCATCGCCCGCTCTCTCAAAGACCTGCTGACCATCATCGAACGCATCGAGGAAAAGGGCGCACAGTTCCGATCGCTCACCGAATCGCTCGATACCAGCACACCCGCAGGCCGCATGATCTTCCACATCGTCGGCGCCTTTGCGGAGTTCGAACGCGAACTCATCCGAGAACGAACCAGGGTAGGGATGGCCGCCGCCGCCAAGCGCGGGGTCAAACTCGGCCGCCACTACGCAATGAGCCGCGAAAACGAAGCCGAAGCCCTGCGCATGTGGTACTCCGGCCAGTGGACAAAGACCGCTATCGCTCGCCAGTTCAACACACATATCAGCAGCGTCAAACGTGCAATTAAACGCCACGAAGCAAGCTTACAGCCGAGTCTGCTAGATGCCGCATAATTCCGCCCAACAACAGGGGGCAGGGAATGGGCGTAGAAGATCGCGACTGGTACCACGACCGTAAAAAACAGAAACCAATCAATCCAGATTGGCAGAGAGAATACAACCGATGGTACGGCAAACCGAACACGCCCACGCCCAAGAAGCCCGGCATGCACTGGACGCTAACGCTGATGTGCTGGGCCACGTTCTTTCTTGCGGTGTACATCGGCGTTAAGTACATCATGAACCTCAAGGCTCCGGTCTCGAAAGCACCAATTCAGACCGCACCGCCCACCGTCGCAAACACTACGCGACAACCGGCGCAACCGCAGACAGCACCAGCACGATCAATCACCCCGGCACCCACGGTCTACAAATGCGAAGTGCGCGGCCACACGATTTATACGGAAGAACCTTGCCAACAGGCCGTTAGCGCTATCGTCAGCCAAGCGCCAACACCGCCAACTGCAACCGCCAACGCAACGCAACCACAAGTTGAAGACTCTGCCGCAGCAGCGCGACGAGCAGACGAACAACTCGCGCGACAGTGGGACGCACGCATGGAGCAACGCGACCGCGACATCGCAACAGAGCAAGTCGCAGCGCAAAAACAAGCCAGCGCGATCACCGCTCAATGCAACCAGCTACGCGCGCAACGCGACAACATCCAGCGCATGGCCATACCGGTGCAGCAATACGACTACTGGCGAAACCAGATGAACGCGATCCGAATGCAAATGAGCAAACTGCACTGCTGAAGGGCGGCTAGACCGCAAGCAGAACAGGCTTCGAAGCACTGGCGAAATACGACGAGCCATCGATGGCAACGAAGCACCTTATGTCCGCGATATCGAACTCGGCGCAGAGCGTGGTGAGCACGTCTTTCAACGCATCACCGCAGTTCGGTTTGCTGTTCTCGATCGCATATACCACGGCCTCCGGAACGTTGATGCCGCGACTGGTGTAGTACTTCTTTTTATTGAAACGGGTATCAGCAATATCCTTGCCGATGTACTTGGCGATATAGCTAGCCAGCGCATCCAGCTTCCATTGCTTGCCGAAATGCGCGCCCTGGGGGTTACGAATGTGGCAGTAGCCCTTACCGCGACCGCCTACGACCTTCAGCCATGCCCGCCGCGCGAGGTTGAGCGCCGCTCGACCTGAAACAGCGACGTGCATGTGCCATGCGCCGCGTTTCTGCGGCTCTGGAACCGCGATGTAGTGGAACTCACTATGCCGGGCCATCGTGCGCCGGAAAGTGTCCCAAAGCTTCAGGAAACGCTCCAAATCGGTAATGCATTCACGCGTGGTGAGCGTAATCATGTGCGTAACCCGGGCCGTCTTGCAGCGCAGGCGAACGTTTTGCTTGGCGCGCTTCGCCGCAGACTTGACGCTGGTGGACCGAGCTTCTTTATCGTCTTCGGTTTCAGGTTTGGCGCCGCGCGCACGCCGCGGCAAATCGCGCAGGTCGTTCAAGCGTTGGACGACAGTGCGCCGATAGCCGCTGAACTCGACACTACCGTCTTCGAAAGCACGAACCTTGGCAACCATGTCATGCCGCGCAGGCCCCTCCGGCCAGAACTCAGCGGCCGACTCCTCGCGCTGAACCCTGCCAACCTCAGCGCTAGCCCGATGCCCATCACTCCCCCAAACGGCCGATTGTCCATATTCATAGTTTTCTGCTATCGTAGTTTCACGCATGGTAGGGTGTCCAACCGTTAGAGCTACCGTGTCGGCCCCGAGGCGTTGGCGCGCTTGCGGGGCTTTTTCTTTGGCCGGCCAGCCCGCGAACCCTTGTCGCGCTTGGCTTTCCGTGCCTCTCTTCCGTTAAGTGTTATTACTACAAGTAGGGGCTCGCTACGCTCGCCCCGTCCGTCCTCGCTACGCTGCGGGCGGGCGGGGCACGCGGCCTCACCCCACCCCTACTACCCACCACCTCCGGAAAACGGCGCAGCGGCCCGCCTAACGTGCCTAAGGGCGGCTTGCAAGAGAGGGGGTGTTTGCTTGTGGCGCAGGGTGGACGCCTTTGTGGTCATACCCGCTGCTCGGTCCCGCCAGCCGCACTGGCCGTGCGACAACCGCCCGAAATCCTGCTCACGCCCCACCTCTACCGCCAGGTCAAAGGCGCGGACACTCCCGACGCTAGACATCTTGGATAGCAGCACACATGACCTGAAACGATCGCAAAGGCATAAAGTTCACAAGCCGCTGCAGCGACACCGACTCCAGCAGTTCGGAGCGCCAATGCTTGGAGCGCTTCGCCGCGCAGGCCTGGCCGACCACGGCGACGAAATCGTCGAACATCAGCGATTTTTCGTTACTCGACGTAACGGATCCCTGCTGCAACTCAAACTTCGCAAGCCTCTCTTTCAAGGCGCCAGCGTAACGCAACGCTTCCTGACGACCGTCCTCGCACGTCATAAGCTGGCGGCGCAACGCCTCTATCTCTGTCAGATTCCCGTTACTCGGCGTAACGGATTTTTCCTGCAGTAGCCGCTTCTTCAGTTGAAAGAGCTCGCGGCCCAGCTCTTCGGCCTTGTCGCGCTGCTCACGCATCACGCGCCAAGCAATCTCCTTCTCTCTGCGCGCCTCATCCAACTGCTCGCGGAGCTGGTCAACCTCCAGCCGACACTCATCATAGGCATCAACGTCAGCGAGCATTTTCGTTACGGTAACGCTCCGATCGACAGGCTGCCGAGCCTTGCGACGAGCTCGATATGCGGCTTGGCGCTCCGCGTTGGTCATAGCGTGCGCCTTACGCGGACGACCGCGACCACGCCTTTGCTCCATCCCCGGCAGATCGACCGTCACATTATCCGTTACGTCACGCATATTCGCCTCCCGATTCCATGATTCTATTTTACGTTACCGTAACGGATATTTAAATTATTGTTACAATTTAATCCGTAACGAAAATTCTATCCATGCGACCAACGCTGTCGCCCATCGGAGACCGGAACGTCCTGCGCGCGATCGACGGCAGGAGTAACAACCGGCGCACGCTCAGAACTAGAAAAATCGCTGGACGGCAAACCAACACTCTTGCCCACAGCAAGATCATGCAGCGCCTGATTGTCGCGGTCGCTCACCCGCCCGAACTCTTCGATAGGCCACGCCGTCACGGCAACATGCACACCGCCTTTTGACAGAATCACGTGGTCACCGTACGCCGAGCGAGCAACGCCCCAACCGAACTCTTCGAGCTGGGCAGCGCTCAACCGTTCCTTAACCCTGTTCGATTCGTCGTACCACTCGACCACCAGCCGCGCCCTGTTCGCAGCCCACGCCAAACCAGACAGCCGCGGCCGCCATTTCTGCGAAATCGACGCCACGTAGTCATCGGCCATCGCATCCTGCTTCTGACCACCCGTCACGGGCTCCGCCCTCGCCGCCACCGGCTGGGCCTGACTCACACCAGCCTGCACACCAGATGCCACCGGCTGTGCCGCCACCGTCGCCGGCGTTGACACCACGGCCGTCTTCGTCTCGACCTTATGACCCGCACTCATGCTCTGTTCAAGACCACCGCCCTTTAGGGCATGCCAGAGATACCAAACCGCAACCACCAGCGCGACACCGAACAGCGGCAACCAACGCTTGAGCACCGGATTGTTCCAAACGTTCGTCCGCGCGTCCTGATACGTCTCCGTGTTTTCCGTCGCCGCCTGATGGCTCGCATACGTGCCGAAGTACTTCGGATCGTAGCCCTCAGTCCCCTTGTTGATCTGCGTGAACTTGATCTTCGTGCCGTTATGCAGCCCCTTGTACGCGGTCCACTTGTACCGGTCATCCTTGCCGCGCGCATTGAGCTTTTCGAAGACGATCTTCTGATCAACCCGGTTGACCCAAACCGGATGCACACCACCCGCGCCTTGCAGCACCTGACACATGAGCACAATGTCCAGGCCACGATGACGATGCTCAGCAACCGCCTTGATCTGATCCGGTGGCATCGTCCGCGTTGCCCCGTGCGGCCAGAAATTTTGCGCCTCGTCCAAGATGACCAAGCTGTCATTCTCGACCAGCTCATTCCAGCGCAGCACATCAGCTTCAGGAATCTCATGCAGCAGCTCCCTGACTCGCTCCAGCTCGACGCCAGCCACCTCCGCGATCTTTGCGTGATCCAGCCCGTTGATGCGCGCATAGACCTTGCGGCCTTTCTGCAACGCGGGGATCAACCGCTTGACCACGGCTTCCCATGTCTTACCCGCACCGGGCAACCCCTCATGAACGATCAACATGGCATCACCATTGGAAAAGCGTCACGACCTTGCGCGCCATACGAAACGCGAACGCGCCACCCAGCAAGCCGATGCCTTGCCCGATGTTGAAGACGCCGAAGAAAAAAAGAATGTCGCCGCCCAACGAGTTGAACGCGGACTGCAAGCTGACACCGCTCAAAAACGTCGGCACCGGCAATGTGCCAAGAACCGCCGTCACGCCCTGCAACAGCAGGTCCAATAAGTCGATGAACAAATCCTCCGTAATCTGCCAAAGCGCCGCAAAGATGGCGACAAAGATGCCGTCCAACCACTGAGCCAGCGCCGACAACGCATTGATGACTGCATCAAACATGCATCACCCCGCTCAAAAAAATGCGATCTTGAACGCGGCCCAAGCGGCCACCAGCAGCACCACGACCCCGCCGAGCTGGTACATCGTCATCATGCTGCTGCTGCACACGTAGGGCGTCATATCCAACCGTGGATTCCATTCCGTCGCCTGAACAACCCAATCGGAAGGACAAGCCCCCGAACCTATCGCCACGTTGAAAAACCCCGTCATGGCGCTATACCACGGCATGCGCTGCACGCGAGACACAAAACCGTTCAAGACATCATCAAAGGTCTTCGTCTTCTGCTTATAGAGCGCCTCAGTCGGGCCGTTAAACGTCGCAGTAGTCGGCTGCTGATCTTGCTGCTGCTGATTGGCCGGATTGCCCGCAGTGGCTGGCGGCGCCTGATCGGTCGTCGTCGTCGTAGTCGTCGTAGTGCTGCCGTCTGGGTTCGTCACCGTGGTAGACACAGACGTACTCGTCGTAGTCTGGCCCTGAACCGGATTCACACGATCCTGCGTGCCCGTCAAAGTCGTCGTCGCGTTGGTCGTGGTCGTGGTCTTCGTTGTCGAGCCATCCGCGTTCACCTTCGTCTGCGTGTCGGTCTTCGGCGTACCAGCCACGGTATTGCCAGACGGAAACGAAACTCCATACCCAGTCGAAGACGCGCCGATCATCTGTGCGCACGGATCGTCAGAGCCGCCGCCGATCACGTTTGTCATCGTGTTGACGGGCGGGCAGCCGGAAGCGTTGTAGACAGCGGGCCAGCTGGCCGGAGTCGCTTTGATCGCAGACTGAATCTGCGTATCCGTAGCGGCCTGCTTAGGCCCAGCCGGATCAGGAACGCAAGAACCGCCAGACGAAACGTAGCCGCTGATGCAGCCGCTCATCTGCCCGACGCCCGCATAGAAATTGTCGCCGCCAGGATTGGTGAAATGACACTCATAACTTGTCGAATTCGCAGCGCGAATAGACGCCAACGTAGCCTTCTGCCCCGCCAAATACGCGTCCGCAGCCAACATCGCAGAACAAGCAGCACCAGGAGACGCAGCAACGCCATACGCGAGATTCCCGCCTGACGCGATTGTGTTGTACCCATACTGCCAGCCGAACCCGTTAAACCCTGTATCGCCAGCATTAGCCGAAACGGCAGGCGCCACCACACCTCCGCTCGAATCCAGCGAGATGCCCGAAGGCGCTCCGATCAATGCCACGATGCCCGCCAACGCAGCACCATTGATGACACCCTTGCGGATAGCAGACGAGCCGGCCGCAGCAATCACATCGCCCGTGATAGCCAGTGCGCCAGTAGCGGGCAAGGCCACCGCAGCAGCCCCCACAGCAACAACGCCGATGGTGATCGGCACCAGGACCGACATCACATTGCCCGACGGCGTTTGCGGCACCGTCGAGCCGCTCTGACGCACCGTCAAATCCACGCCCACCGATTGCGCCTGCGCGGCCCCCACAGTCAACAGGCCCGCAACGATTAGCGCGAGCCAATTTCCCAACCGACCATGACCGCCAACGCGCACAGCGCGCCGATAAAACCCCAGAACAGTAGCCATAGCATGCGACCTCCAGAAACGAAAACGGCTCAGCGCCGGAGAGCCACTGAGCCGTGCTACATCGACGCGGACCGATCAGAAGAACGCCGCGACCTTGTTCAGCGCCCACTTCGCGAAGCCCGGGCCGATCTTGACCACGCCCATGGCCACCAGCGCGGCAACCACGGCCGTCGCGCTCACGGCACCCGTCATGGACGAGAAGTCGATGGACGTACCGCCAGTCGTCTGAGCCATCGCCGCACCCACACCGCCGACCGCCAGAGCGGCACCAGCCGCCAGTTTTTGCATCAGTTTCATATTCAACCCCTGTCGAAAAAAGACGCGACCTTAGACACCAGCATTGCAACGATGAAGAAGAACACCGGCCATTGAAACCCAGCGGCGAACGCGGCCGCAAAATCGCTCGCGCTGGGATACGTGAACGCGCCGGACAACGCCATCACGTTCGAGTATTCGCTTGGCTGCAACAACAGATAGCCGCTGCAGCTCTGGGGCGGATCGGTCGTGAAGACCAACCCACCGTTTTGAATCACCACACACTGCGCCACGATCAGCCTTCCAGCTCGGCGATTTGCTCCAGGTTCGACTGAATCGCCGCTTCCCAGGCTTCAATCGCCTCGTCACGCTCTTCCAGGCTGCCAAAAAATTCGATGGCCTCGGCATCGTCCATCGACTCGGCGGAATCCAACGAGTCATGCAAGTTCTCATTGGCTTCCACCAGCTCAGCAATCTGAGCCTCAATCTCAGCAAGGGTTGACATCACAATCTCCGAAAGAAACGCCGAACAAGGCGGACAACCACCAGAACCACCGCCAGCAGCAAGCACGCTCGCGCCACCCCATGCCCGCCTTGAATCAACATGGACACGCCGGAGAAACCAATCACCGAAAACAAGCGCCAAGCGTTGTGCGCAACCGCTGTCGCAAGCCAGCCGACCAACAGCAACAAGAGCGGGATAGGCAGCTTCATCACCACGCCCCAGCGAGACCGCCCAGCCGCTGCAACGAAAACCGCGCCAGCTCGTCAGCAACCTCAAGACGCCCGCCATCCAGATCGCGATACGCCTCCTCGCGCACAGCGAGCGCATCGAAAAACTCGCAACGAGATTCGCGAACGTGTTCACGCCACGCAGAACGCCGCCATTGCTCACGACGACGCACGCTGATCCGGCCTACAGCGAACACGGCCAGAAACGCAAGCCCAAAGATGAAAGCAACAATCGCGATTGCCACGCCGATCACAGGCGCCCACGGCTCACTGTTGAAACCACCCATCGGCCCCATCACGACCTCCGAATACGTTTGATGCCGAGAGCGTTGCAATACAAAACGCGCATGCACACCGCCGCAGGCTTGTTCCAAACCACTTCGGAGGACGCGACCATCGCAAGCACAACGCGCTGCATCTGCCGCACATGCGGATGGCCCGCGCCTCCGAAAAGGTCTAGCTGCCTGTAATCGCGCCTCACAACGACAACCATGTCAGCCTCTGTGTCAGTGGTGGGTTAGGCGGCGCGCTTCAGGCATGCATCGGCCAGCGTCGCAGCTTCGTTTGCCCATGGCGTGCCCGCTTCTTCTCTTTTACATCCCGCCTTTCGCGCTAGACGCAATCGACAGAAGGAGGTCGCGGAACTCAGGCGGCGTGGCATTTCGGATGCGGGTTTTGTCCTTGCCTCCCACCATCGCCATCATGCCGATGCGCCGCGCCTTCTCATAGCCGTATTTGGCCAGGGCAACCGGATGGATACGTTGCTCACTCGGGCCCCACTTCAGTTCGGGGCGTTCTGTGCCTACGGCATAGAGCCAGGTAGCCTTGCGACTCATGTGCCCGTAGTGCCCTTGCTCGACGTAGCACGTCCAGCCGCCGAACTCGTCAGCCTTCACCCATCCACCAGTATTTGGTGGGGTATTCAGACCAAAGAAGCGCCAGGCGTGCGAGTGAGCAGGATGCTCAATCACACCACCGTAGTTTCTGACAGCCGTCAGAGCAGCCGCGAAACAGCCGGCATCCTCGCCAAGCCGGAATTGATTCGGCTTGTTTGGTGCTCCATGCCAGTAGCGGCCCCAGCGCTGACAGGGCGGGTGCGCCACCACCGGCTTGGGGCCAGCGTAGCGCCTGGCGTCTTTCGCCTCGTCCCACGGTTCAACACCAGGGAGACCAAAGTAAGCGCCATCAGTTTCGACATAAAGGGCTGCAATCATGGGTGTCAATTCCACACGTTATTCCGTAGAGCCGAAATTTGCTGCGTCCAGCCACTCGCCAGCGGCGATTGCCTTCCATGCCAACTGACAGCGCTTCACTTGAGCATCTGGTGCGTCCAGCAGCAGTTCGTATGCGGTCTTCATCGTCATCCCCTATCAGTACCGGCGCCGTAAACAGATGAAGCCCGGACTACCGGGCTTCGCATGGATCACGATCAGGCCGCTTTCTTTTCGGTAGCGGGGGGAGCGGGGCGAGAGACAGTCAGCGCCTTGAGACCAACGATGCGCGCGACCAACTCACCATCGCGCGAGACGAACAGCTTGAAATCGGCCACGTAGTCGCCGGGTACGGTGTCCTTGAGTTCGTCAGCGACGTTCACGCGGCCAACCTTGATCTGTTCGGACATGACGCCAGTCGCGTCGGCAACACCTTCAGTCAGGATGCACTGCGCTTCGTGCATCGAGTAGGGGCGGCCCGTCTTTGCGGAAACGCCGGTACGGCTGTTGATAGCGATGATGGTGAGCTTCTGGGTGTTCGACATGATGGCTCCGACGTATGAGCAAATTGGTGTATGGTTAACGGGTCGATAACTACCGCCCCGAGACACTTATCAAGATGAGAAGTGTTTCGCCATGATAGGAGTTCTCATCATGAGAAGTACAATTGAAATACTCGATCAAGCCAGAGGGACCAATAGTGACTATTGGGTGGCGAAACAGGTCGGCTCACAACCGAGCGTTGTGAGCACGTGGCGGAGCAGAGGACATGTAGGCCCCGACGCCATCGTCAAACTCTGCGAACTCGCAAAGGTCCCCGTCGCCAAGGGACTAGCGCTATGCGCGTGGGAGACGATCAAAGACAAGGACCTGCGCGACAGAATCGGCAACGCCGTTTCTTTTAGCCGTCCGCTCAGGGCCATGAACAAGGTGTTCAGCCCGGCACGCTGAACGCTGCCCTAGCGGATGCTAGGGAGGGTTCAAAAAGGACCCTCTCCGCCAAAATGAACTAAGCCCTTGATTCGTCAAGGGCTTTTTTCTTTGGTTCACGCGACAGGTGTCACAGACCGGTGTCCCACTTTTTGTGGATCACCACCTTGCACCTGCCTTCGCACCTCGCCAAATCACGCCACGGCGTCTTCTATTTCCGCCTGACCTTCCGCACAGGGGGCGTCACCACCGAGCGGCGGATATCTTTGCGCACGAAAAATCCGCAGGAAGCCCGCTTCAAAGCCCTATGCCTCTCAGGGATAATGGCTGTTCGCAAACAAGAACAGCAACGGGGCGCGGCCTTGGACTACCTCAGCACGGCAGGGAATATTGCAGGCCAGCGGCCCGATAGCGACTTTCTTCTGAACCTGCTGCACCGCGTAGATCGTCAGCGCTTGGCGGAACTGGCCGGGCTGTCCTTGGAGGCCGTCAACGAGCTTTTGACGCCGATGGCAGAGCCAGATACCCGCAGGCTGGACATTGAGATGCCGGGCGGCTTTGCCATTCGAAACGTCAACAGCGACGAGGACATGGGCCGGGCGGTTCATATCCTCAAGGCGCTGAACCTGTCGCCCGAAGCGCTGGCGGCACTGATTACCAGCAACCCCAACCCTGCACAGGCAGCCCCTGTTCCTGCTTCACCGCCTGTAACGCCGCAAGCCGACACTACGGAAGCAGGCGGCACCACCATTCAGGAGATGGTGCCGAGGTTCGCTACCCGTAAGAGGAATAAGCTGGCTGCCAAGACTCTTTACGAGTATGGCAACTATCACCGCTTGTTCGTGGAGTGGCTTGAGGCGCGGAAGAAGAAAAAGCATATCCCTGTCCACAGCATTACCCGCGCGGACGTGGCAGATTTCATTGATGACCTGATGGACCAAGGGATCGGCGCCAAGACCATTCAGCAAAAGTATTTGGCGGCGATCAGCGGCCTGTTTGAGCTTGCGCAGACGACAGGCGTCATTCCTGAAGGTCAGCAACTGGTGAGCCGTGGGCACAAGATTTTTTCCAAGGCAGACGCGAAGAAATCGGCTATCACCAACAGCTACAAGGCGTTCGCCGAAGACGAACTCAAGCGGATTTTTCAGCCGACGCTTTTGAGCCAAGCTGAACGGCCCGCCGATTTCTGGCTCCCCATGCTGGGTCTCTTCACTGGCGGGCGGATTTCAGAACTCGCCCAAATGGACATTGCCGACGTTCAGCAGCACAACGGAGTCTGGGCCTTCTCGATCAATGACGAAGGGGACAAGTCGCTCAAGACCTTGGCTGCTATCCGTTTGATCCCGATTCACCCGGTGCTGCTCCAATGCGGAATCTTGGACTATGTGAACGACGCCAAGGCGCACGGAACAAAGCTGTTCCCCTACCTGACGCCAAACAAGTTCGGCTCCTACGGCGACACGCCCAGCGAGCGGTGGGGCAACCATTTGGACAAGCTGAATATCACTGACCCGCAGAAGGTCTTCCACTCCTTCCGCAGCACGTCCAGCAACCGCCTGAAGCAAAACGGCGTGTCCGAGGAAAGCCGCTGCCAGTTCGTCGGCCATGAGCATGACACAGTGAATTCCGCGATCTACTCAGACCCGCACAATCTGCAATTCCTGCTGGATAACGTGGCGAGCAAGCTGCTCTATCCCGCGTTGGACTTCGGACCGTTGAAATACCAGCCAGGCCAGTTCAGCGACATGCTGGCGCACCTTTGCGCGAAGAGGGAGAGCATGGCGCGACACAAAGCGGCGAAGGCAAAATTGGGAGCGGCGCGTTGAAACGTTGCCCACCGCTCAGGCTGCGCCTGCCTATGGAAAACCTTGCTCTTGTTTGCCAAACGGCAACGGCAAGGTTTCCCACAGGTCCAGCCATGGACAACAAGCGTCGTTGGTAGCGGCCGGTCAGCAAGCGAGAATGGGTGGCTACGCTTGGTCGCCCGGCTAGAATGGCAGTTCGCGTCCTGCAGAAACTGAAAGACATCCCCATGACCCGTGCGACCCGCCAGTCCGTCAGCATCGCGCCGACCCACAACAAGGCCAGCCTGAGCAAAGGGCAGAAGGCATTCAATAGCCTGATCAGGCAGATCGAAAAACGGCGCAATCGCCTGCGCGCATGGGAGAGCGTTATGCCCACCTTCCAGAAGCAGTATGTCGACGAGCTCTTGCCGCTCGAGCGCGTTTGGAACGAGCTGCAAGCCAAGATGGTGTATCGGCTCGATGACGTCTGGGATCAGAAAGGCCTGACCAAGACCGAGCGACGCATACTCTCCGAGCTGATCGTCGACGTGGCCGGCGATCTGATCGATGACAACGGCGACGCGCAGCTGAAAGTCATTTACAACCGACATAGCCAATCCGATTACGACAGCGAAGCGGCCGCCGAACTCGAGGATATGAAGTCGGCGTTGGAGACGATGCTCGGCGTTGAACTCGGTGACGACCTTGACATGAGTTCGCCAGACGAAGTCCTGCAGCGAGCTCACGCCAGAATGCAAGAACAACAGGCGCAGCAGACCGCTGAAGATCAGGTTCGGGAAGAGCGGCGTGTCAAACGGAAGAAGTCGGCAAGGCAGCTTGCAGCACAGGCAAGGCAGGAGGCGGAGCAGGCGCAGTTGGGCCAGTCCATCCGCGAGGTCTATCGCAAACTCGCCAGCGCCCTGCATCCGGATCGTGAGCCAGACCAGGCCGAACGTGCCCGCAAGACTGCACTGATGCAGCGAGCCAACCAAGCGTACGGCAAGAACGATCTACTGAAACTGCTGGAATTGCAGCTGGAACTCGAACACATCGACCAGAGGACCATCAACGACATCAGCGAAGACCGGCTGAAGCATTACAACAAGGTCCTCAAAGAGCAGCTTGGCGAACTGGATCAGGAAATTCTGCACGTGGAAGCCGCCTTCAGGCAGTCCTATGGAATCGCGCCATTCGCCGACGCCTCTCCCGATACGGCCTTACGTCATCTCGCGAACGAGATCACCGGACTTCGGCACGGCATACGTGATCTGGAAGAGGACCTGCTCATGTTCGAAGATCTCAAGAAGCTCAAAGGCTGGCTGAAAGACCTGAAACGTCAGCGAGCGGCCATGCGTTTCGACGAGATGCCGTTCTGAACGCTTGTGCCCCTTACAAGGCATCGGCTTATACACAACTTCCCCGGCGAATCGCCGTGCTGGGTAGTTGAGAAGCGCCCGGACTTGTAAACCCGCGCCG